CTCCTCAAAATTTCACTGATATTACATTGACGCTTAATAGAAGTGAAATCCCCGCAACATTCAATACTATTACTTCTGCGGCAATCAGTCTTACTGGTATTGATACCGGCGGTTGGGCAGGAAATCACGGGCCAGTAGTAAAATACATCACACTGACCGCGGCGTAATATTTTATTACCCGATTACACCCGACATCTAAATACTCATTATGAGTACAAATATCACCGCGTTAATAAAAACTCCTTACGAGAAAACCACGTTTGCCAATCAACAGCAACTGGACGATTTCGTAAAATGTAGTGATCCCATCATGGGATATCTCTACTTCATGGACAATTTCTTCTATATACAGCATCCAACTCGCGGCAGTTTGCTCTATCATCCATGGGATTTCCAAAAAGAACTGATACACACTTATCATAATTACCGATTCAGTATCAGCTTGATGGCACGACAAACAGGTAAATCAACCAGTGCCGCAGGTTACCTCTTGTGGTACGCTATGTTTGTACCTGATACTACTATACTGATTGCAGCGCACAAATATGCAGGCGCACAAGAAATCATGTCTCGTGTAAGATATGCATATGAGAATTGTCCTCATCATATTAAAGCAGGGGCGGTCACCTACAACAAGGGTAACATAGACTTTGACAACGGCAGTCGTATCATAAGCGCAACTACAACTGAAAACACAGGTCGTGGTCTATCTATCTCACTACTGTACTTGGACGAGTTTGCATTCGTAAGACCAACCATAGCCAAAGAGTTCTGGACATCCATTACTCCAACACTATCAACTGGTGGTAAAGCAATTATAACCAGCACACCAAACAGTGACGAAGATCAATTTGCACTGATTTGGAAAGGTGCAAACAAATGTGAAGATGAGTATGGCAACGAAACAGAATTGGGCATCAATGGATTCCGTGCGTACAAAGCCACTTGGAGATCACATCCTGAACGTGATGAAGCCTGGGCTACCAGTATGCGAGCACAGTTGGGTGATGACAGATTCCGTCGTGAAATGGAAATTGAATTTATCATTGCAGATGAAACACTGATCAATGCCAATGCACTGTTTGAACTTGAAGGAGTTGAACCCACTACCAGACAGGGACAAATTCGTTGGTACAAGCAACCAACCAAAGGCAACATTTATGTTATTGGACTGGATCCAAGTTTGGGCACTGGTGGCGATCCAGCGGCTATACAAATATTTGAAGCAAACTCCACTACCCAGATTGGTGAATGGAAGCACAACAAAACCGCGATCCCCGAGCAAGTTAAATTGATCACGCAGATTATCAAGTACATAGTTGAATGTACGGGCGAACCAAACAATATCTATTACAGTTTGGAAAACAATAGTATAGGCGAAGCTGCCAATGTGTCGCTGCATGAATATGGTGAGCACAACATACCTGGCACCATGCTAACGGAGTCTGGAGTTAAAAAACGCAAGGGATTTAACACCACCAACAAGAGTAAACTGGCAGCATGCGCCAAGCTAAAGCAGTTGATAGAATCCAAGAAGATGAAGATAAACAGCCGCAGTCTGATAAGTGAACTCAAGACTTTTGTGGCCCATGGTGGCAGTTATGCAGCAAAATCGGGAGAAACTGATGATTTGGTCATGTCTACGCTACTGATAGTCAGAATGATACAAGAATTGGGCAGCTTTCACATGGAATTGGAGACTCAAATCAGAGATTATGACGAATTCCTGCCCCCGCTGCCCTTCTATGCAGTGATGAGTTGATAAATACAATATTACAATAAGACCTATTATGCCAATTAACCAAAACTCAGTAAAAGCCACAGTGTTCAAGTTCTTGAAGACCAACGGATACAAGCCAACCATGCTGGATTCGTCGGGCAAAGAAATGGCTATAACCGATGACGCCGATGTGTTTCAGTTTAACTTTATCAAAGACGGAGAAAACTATGGAACTATCACTATAGGAATCGACGGCACTGGTGAACTTACACTGTACTTTGGGGATGACGTTGCTGGGAGTCCAGCTGGTTCAACTGATGATGGCATGCTCAGTTTCCACGAACTAACTGCCAGATTGCGCAAACTGACATTTGGTAAAGTAAGCAAATTTGAATTAAGTGATATTGACAATTTAAAATACGATATGGCAAAAAGAGAAAACACAAAAAAACTGGATGAGGGTTACTACCCCATGGGCAAGTCAGGCAGCTACAGCGATGCAGTTCCCACAGTAAAGATGGTGATCAAGCACACCCGCAAAATAGAAGAAGGTGAGCAACGCTACAGAAACATTGCTCAAATCTTTATTGAGAACTCATTGGGTGAACGAGTACTGGCACCAACTACCAAACCTGGATTGGCCAGACCTTTCGCCAGACACATAGCTGAAGGTGGATTACCAAACGACGAGCGTTGGAATCATATCCGAGAGATGTGCGAAGACTATACCAAAATGGCAGGCTTTGTCAGAGCCACTAAAAATGGTCAGTTCAATGAAAGCACACAACAATTGGTCACAGAAGGCACTGAACACTATCTGCAGTTGCGTGAGTCATTGCGCAAAATGGCAGGCAAGCGTGGCTACAATGAACATTTTGACAATTGGTCACCCACTCTAATAGAAGACGCAGCTGGTGCGGATCTCAGTGAGATGTTTATGAACGCCACATTGGATCCAAGAATAGAAAGCGCCATGCCCATATTGTCCAAGATCAGCCGAGGTCGCAATTCTATGAATGAAGTGGCTGAAATATCTGAATTGTCAGAGTGGGCCGATCAATTGGTCAGTGAAAGATTAGCACCCAAGAGTATGCCTCAGTTGGATGATTTGGCAGGCATGTTGAGTGATGAGATTGTGGTTGGGCCAAATGCAATGAATGCAAAAGCAATGTTGGCTTCGGTAAACTTGGAAGATGATCAGTTGAACGGCCTACTGGAAGAATTGTCAGAGCAAGATCCTGATGCAGATGCAGTTGAAACCATTATCAATTGGATGGAACAATCGGATGACCATCGCATGCACAGTGTGATAGACAAGATTGAAAGACCCATGACTCCAGAAGTGGCAGAGAGTTTACGTCCAGGTGAACGTCATCACTACGAGGATGATCCTGAAACTGGTGAGCGTGTGTACAAAGGCATTCGCGGTGACCAATACCAATCACCCAAGAAACCCCATCAATTTCCCGATGATAGTCAGGCTCGCGCTCAACGTCAGTACGACAGACAGGAACCCAAAGAAGGTGTGGCGGAGGCTGGTCCATTCAGTTACGGTGCAAAAAAGCCTCGCAAAGGTAGCGTGGCAGACCTGGCTGCAAAAAAGCGCAAGGAACAAGAACAAGGTCAACAGCCAATTGAGCCAAAAGATCAGCAGGTAGGTGTTGCTCGGGTCACAAAAGGTGTAGCGGAAGGCTCATTGAATGAATCTGATAAGTTTACAAGTTGGTATGATTGGAAAGATCAGGCTAAAAGTAGTGGATATACTATTACGAAAAAAGATGATAAAATCGTAGCACTAAACAAACAAGGCCAAGTAGTGGGTCATTGGTCCGATGTTGGGAAGTTTCTGAGTGGTAAAGCACCTCGTCCAAATTTCAAACGACCAGTAGAGCAAGGTGTGGCGGAGGGCTTGGGAAAAGATATCAAGCGTTTGGCTACAGGTCAAGATGTTAAAAGTCGTGCTGGACAAGAAATTGCCAAGTCACAAGATGCCAGTATGAAGGGCGATACCAAAACTTCCAAGAAGCATTTTGACCGCTATGACAAGTTAGACCAGTTAGCAAATAAAGAGCAAGGTGTGTCGGAAGGCTCTGAGTCAAAAGATACTCTGATATCGACCCTAAATTCTTTTGGGTACTACACGGACGACAGTCGTGTTTATGTAAATGACGACGGTGATAAAATTGTTCGTGTTGGTTCTGAATGGAAACATCAAAGTGGTAAACGGGGCCGTGGTGCAGAAGAATTGGGAGATTTTCTTAGTGCCAAACCAGGCGATCTGGTTGGTGTAGACGAGAGTACTGACCAGTTGGCTGCAATGCGCAGACTATCTGGGTTAATAAAGTAGTAAAAACTGCAGTAAAAAAATCTATTTGTCCCATTTGGGATAAATATACTTGACGCAGATGCTATTGTTTGTTATAATAGTGTCTGCGTTAGTTACTTCATAGTGAAGTAGCGACAATAAAAAACAAAGACCATCTTAATATAAAGGAAATATCATGGCTTCATTAGCAGAAATTCGTGCCCGTATCGCGGCACAAGAAAACAAATCATCATCAGCATCCCCTACCCAAAGCGACAACTCAATCTACGCCCATTGGAATATGGAAGAAGGTACCAACGCTACCATTCGTTTCTTACCAGACGGTGACGCAGCTAACACTTTCTTCTGGGTAGAGCGTCAAGTAATCAAGCTGCCATTCAATGGTGTCAAGGGTGATAGCAATAGCAAACAAGTTGTGGTACAAGTTCCATGCGTAGAAATGTATGGCGATAGCTGCCCAATCTTGGCAGAAGTACGTCCCTGGTACAAAGATGAGTCATTGAAAGAAATGGCCAACAAGTACTGGAAGAAACGCAGCTACCTGTTTCAGGGTTTTGTACGTCAGAATCCAATTGGTGATGACAAGGCTCCTGCGAATCCAATTCGTCGTTTCATCATCAGTCCACAAATCTTTACCATTATCAAGTCCAGCTTGATGGATCCTGAAATGGAAAACCTGCCCACTGACTACATGCAGGGTCTTGATTTCCGCGTGACTAAAACATCCAAGGGTGGCTATGCAGACTATAGCACTTCAACTTGGAGTCGTAAAGAAAGTGCATTGACTGAGGCTGAACAAGCTGCAATTGAAGCACATGGTCTTTTCAATCTGTCAGAATTCTTGCCAAAGAAACCTGGTGAAGCAGAACTGCGCATCATGAAAGAAATGTTTGAGGCAAGTGTGGATGGTAAACCCTACGACAACGAACGTTGGGGTGCATACTATCGTCCATATGGTTTGGATGCACCAGCTGGTGCAGTCAAGGCCGCCACTGATACATTTGAAACAGTGGTAACCAGCAAGCCTGCAGCAGCACCTGCTACTGCTCCTTGGACAGGTGACGACCAATTTGAAACTCCACCCGCAGCAGTCGCTGCACAAGCTCCAGCACCGTCAAGCGACAAAGCCCAAGATATTTTGGCAATGATTCGCTCACGCCAGGCTAAGGTATAAAGTATAAGACAGGGGAACTGTGTTCCCCTTCTTTAGGAGAATTACATGACACTTCCAGACCAAAGATACCTCGCCATTAAGCAGGGTAAAAAACTATTAGAAGAACTGTGCGACCCTGGTAAAACACCCAGAGTTCCTGGCATGGTTAGAGATAGGGCAAGAACAGCACTCAGACACTTTCCAAATGATTGGGATATTGATGTTATTGCTGACAAGTGCCCGGAAATTATTGACAAAAAGGTCAATAACGTGTATCGTACTAATAAATGAAATTAGGAGAATAAATTGGCAAAGCCATTTGACGTATCAAAATTTAGACGGGAAATTACTAAGAGCATCGATGGTCTTAGTATAGGTTTTAATGATCCAACCGATTGGATCAGTACAGGAAATTATGCACTCAATTATCTTATCAGTGGTGATTTTAACAAAGGCGTTCCTTTGGGCAAAGTCACTGTATTTGCTGGTGAATCTGGATCAGGGAAAAGCTTTATATGCAGTGGCAACTTGGTTAGACACGCACAAAAGCAAGGTATCTTTGTGGTTCTCATCGATTCGGAAAATGCACTAGATGAAAAGTGGT